AATCTCAGAAAACTCTGACATGACGGAAGGGTCTCAGCAGTTAGCCTGCACCGGCAACAACTGCGAGTTGTAACTTACGGGGGCCTTAGCGCCCCCTTTTTAACGAGGTGTATACATGGATATCAAGCGTGACATCGAAATCCGAATCAAAGTTCTTGAGAACAAGTTGACTAAGTCCATACCTGCTGCTCGCAACAACGAGATACGTGGGGAAATCATGGGCCTAAAGTGGGTGCTAGAGCGTATCTAGCGCTCTTCTTCTTCCTCTTTAGACGCTAAGACGCCAGTAAACATACCAGTACGTCCTATGTTACCCAACGCCTCTTTGTAATCAGCACGATTTGGATCACCTTTGTACTCTACCATGACCCTTTGTTGGTACTGCTGGTTGCTTTCTTTTGGTCTCTTTGGAATACCTGTGATCTCTTCTATCTTAGCAACACTAGGTTCTGTCTTAGACGTACGTGGAGCAGAGGCTTTACCCTTAGTTCCAATCTTGAAGGACTCCATAGGCACTACATTAATTAACGACGTACCACCCACAGGGTCCATACCAAAGAGGTCATGACCGTCAGAGATCATTGTGTACACTGTGTCTGTATTTGTGTCGATAGCAATGAAGTCATTGACGCCGCCTAAGTCCTGAGCAGTAGACCTGTGAGACGCAGAGTAGGAATAAATGCCGTCTGCTACTTCGTTCACTTCTAACTTCTTCTGCCCGTCAAAGTAGTCCAAGATCTTCTGTTGTCGCTCATTAGGGTTCTTTGCAAGCTTGGCCTTAAAATAGTCCTGCATAAACCTAGCTTTTTCTACGGCCCCTGACGTAGTGTTTAGGACATTCTTAGGTAGGACTTCCTTAAACACTGCTTCTCGAACCTTCAGGGCGTCCGAAGCGTTGCCTACAGTACGAATCATTCCGTAGAAGTCCTTGTCGTCCATGTCTGGAAATGCTTTTCTAGCAAGGTCTATCGTGGGTTTACTCGAAAGCAGGACAAGAGAAGGAGTAGCGGTGCTACCACCTAAGGCTTCCGCCTGTAGTTTTTCTCCTGACTCCTGACGACGAACAACAAGCTGTGTACCGCCGGGAGTTGTAGGTGTGTCGTGTACTTTGTACAGGTGGTTCATGGCTCTGTCTAGGACCACCTCAGGAACGTCTGTTGTTCCTTTTACCGCCTGTTTAGCCCGTGGTCTGTCGGCCATGTCAAAAGCGTCGTCTACATAGCGCTGCATTTCAACTGAGCTGCCTACCACGGTGTCGCGGTCAGGCGTCATACGTCTCTTCTTTTGTGCATCAATAAAGGCACTTTCTCTCATGCTGCCTTCTCTGATTGCTGCTTTAGGGTCAGTAACGTATTCCTGCCTTCTACCTCTACCTGTACCTATGACTCGCTTCTTAGCTATCGCCTCAGGAGAAAACATTTCGTACATGGTGTTTGGGACGGCACCTATAGCAGGACCAGCGACCGCCTGTAGTTTACTAGCAGGGTCTGGAGATCGGTAGAAGTTATCAATACGAGTAGGCAGGTTTTCTGCCAAAGTATTTATGGCGTTTCCAAAGAGCGTACCAGAACCCCTAAGCCCTGCTAGTTCTGCTACGTTTCCTACTGCTTGCGCTTGCCTTGGGTATTCAGCAGCCAACCGCTTTACGCTTTCTGGAGTTACAGCAGAGACCGCCTGTCCTATAGTTTCCGTCGGCAATACTGAACGAGCAGCGCCTGTAATAGGAGAAGTCAACATACGAGTTATACCGGTAAGCTCATTAAGAGTTCCGTAACCTATGTCCTCTGCGGTTTTTCCTGAAAACAAAGTATCTCTAGGTCTAAAAAGCTCTTCTTGAGAAGTTTGATACTGCTCACGTCCTGCACGAAAGTCCTCTGCAATGTTGCCAGCAACGGTTGTCACAGGACTAGCCACAGCCTTGCCAATAAGTCTTCCGGCCTCTCTTTCTTTCTGTCTAGAGGCTATTTTCATTTCCCTACGAAACTTCTGAAAATCACTCATCTTCTTTCGTTTCCTCTCGTGTCTGGTCAATGAGGTCTACGAGCAAAGCTCTGTCCATCTCAAACTGCTTCAACAGGTAAGCGTCCTTAGTTCCTTTTATGGCTTTGTCAATACCTGACAGAAGCTCTGCGTACGCCTTAAGTCGTCGCTTGGGTTTTAACGCAAGATACGCACCATAGACACCTAAGCCAGCCGCAGCAGTACCGGCAGCAGCCGTAGCACCACCTAAAGCAGCTACACCAGCAGAAGTAGTAGCAGTCAACGCAAGTGGTGTCGAAGGTAGATCTGCTACGTCCTTGACTCTGTCAAAACTACGGGCCAACATGTTGCCTAACTCTTTTGCACGTTTGTTCGACATAGCGTCCAAAGCTAAGAATGCGTTGTGCTGTCGGTCCAACAGATTGTGCAGCTTTTCGCCTCTAGTGTTTGTCTTGAGGGTGTTGTTTAGGACGTTACGTATGGCCTTAGCTGCCAAGGCTCTACCAGAGGCAGACTCTGCGTCAAGCACAGTAGAAGAAGCCCTACGCAATGCTGCGTCAAACTCACGTCGTGCCTTTAGTACACCATTTAGGTCTGTACCGTGTTTTTGCACAAGTTCCAAAGCAATCTCCCCAAGTTCTGCAGCAATCTTCTGTGCGTCTCCTGTAGCCAAACGGAACACAGGGTCTTGTTTGAACTCGTTGATTGCCCCTAGTAGGTCTTCTGTCAACACGTCAGTGTCAATAGCCTTATTCTGGGCTACGATCATGTTGTCTACAGCTTGTGCAGAATTAGCAATGTCCTTTTGTACAACACGATAGTTGTAGGTGTAGGAACGCTTAGGGTTGACTTCTTTGATATCAGCCAGTGTTTCAATAACGCCTTGGTCTCTAGCGTTAGGTTGCCACTCACGCCTACGGAGTGGGCCTACTTCTTCTGCTACAGCGTCTCCGGGCAAAACCTCTGGTTCAATCAGCTTAGTTGTGCCTGTGATTCTGTCAGCCCTGATTGCTTCACGGGCTTCTTTTTGTGCGCCCCTGACTACGCTTTCAGGCAGACCTACGTCAGGCATGTCGGGACGAGGACTAAATAACGCACCTAAGTCAATAGACGTTTCAAAACGCTCTGCTATTGCTGGGTTTTTAGCTGCAAAGTCTTGGTAGAACTCGTAACCCTTAGACGCCGCACTAGCAGCTGTCTTAAATGCTTCAGTGTTTTGAACCTGAGCAAACAAGTCCTGTGCGCCTTCTTTGACTGACTGAGGCAACAAACCACCAATGTAACTACTCAAGGCCGCACCACCCGCTCTAGCAGCTTGTGATACGCCAATAGCAGCCATCTCAGGCGCTCTAAAGACCTGCTCTGCAACACTAGGGTCTTCACCAGCAACTCTAGCAAACCGTCGTTGTACTTCCGGTACAAACTGTTGCGCCTCTTCTTGCAACGTCTGAGACGCCTGTTGAAGACCTATGCCGGGACCAAAAGGCTGCTGTGGTTGTTGCGGCTGTTGTAAAGGACCATAAAGCTCTGCAGCCTGTTCCGCTAGTTCTTCAGCAGACTGGCGGTCGCCTGCAGCCAACGCAGCGTCAATAGCCACCTTGTACTGTTGTTGAGTGTATTGCATAAATACCTCTTATGGAGTTAAGTAGCTCTGTGCTTGTGGAGATAGACCAGAAGCAGTAGGACCGGCATCTACAAAAATGTCGCCATAGAATGCTAAAGCAGCCGCGTTGTCCCCTAGTTTTTTCTCTAGGTTAGATCGCGTGTCCCTGTAGTTTTTAATTGTACGCTGTGCGTTGTCTTTGATTACACCCAAAAGGCGCTTCAAAGCCACTCTGTCAACAGTAATGTTGCCTGCTACTACTTTCTCTGCGTACTCACGGTCAGCATCCGACAATCCCGTGCCAGCACCTAAGTTAGTAATGTACTGTGCCACACGTCTACCTGACTCTGCAATGTAAGCTTCTGTGTCAGCGATAGTAGAAGGGTCAACTACGTCAAGACCAAAGGCACGAGAATATCTAGAGATGTTTAGCTTAAGCTCTGCACCAGCGCCTGTGAACATGTTGTCAATCGTCGGGAGTGTACGGTTGACTGACCCAAGGGCGTCTGCGGCAAGTCTAGCATTCTCGTGTGCTTCAGCAAAATTCTTAGCACCCACTTTAGCTAACTCATCTGCCATACCTGTTGCAATGTTCTCTACACGCTGTATCTGAGGCGGTGCCTGTTCCAACCCAAGTTCGCTTGCTTCGACCCACTTTTGTGTGTCGTCGCTCCACACACGACCACGCTCGTTGACACGGAAGAACTCAACTTTGTTGTCTCTTTGGAAAGGCTTGAGGTCGCCTTTTTCGCCTGAGATGTATTCATTGAAAACACTGTCTCGTACAGTGGCTAACCCAAGCTCTTCAAACAAGTCTGGAGAAATACCAGCAGCGTTCGCCATACGCTTACGTACTAGAGGACTTTGAGTGGGCATTTTATCAAGTTCTGCCTGACGGATCTCTTTAGCAATGTCCTTAAGCTCTTCTTTATCAGCTACGCCTTCGACACGCGAAGCAAGCTCAGGCAGTCCCAAAGCAGTAGCAGCAGCAGCAAGGCTAGTCTTACGTGCGCCAAAGGCCGACTCTGCTGTAATTTGTGCTTGTAGCTTACGTGCTGCTTCTTCGTACTTTACAGCATTAGGGATGTCACCCTGCTGTCGGTAAAACTGAGCCAACTGAAGCAAACCCTCAGGAGAGTTAGTGTCAATCTGGGCCAACTGTTGACGCTGTTGTTGCATTTGTTGTTGTTGCCTAAGTTGTGCAGGAAGCTGTGCCGCTTGTTTTGCAGCAGTAAACATCCCCTGCCCAAAAGCAGGAGTAGCCATCTGTCTTAAAAATTCTTGTGAAAACTTAGCCATTAGGAGCCTCCTTGACCAAATATGCTACCTAGTGCTGAGATAAGGCTAGAATTTCCTGTTGACCTAGGTGTCAAAGCCCCTGACAATAAGCCAGCGCCTGTTTGACCCAACAGGTTAGCCCGCGCCTGCTCTGCAACCAACTGAGCCTCAAGACCAGACATAGTTGCTTCACCGAACAAACCAGCGCCTTGTAGTTGCGCCTGTTGTTGCAACGCCGCTAACTGTTGTGCAGGCTGGGTAGCCGCCATAAGTTGTTGCTGTGGTACGTAACCTGCGCCTAGGAACGCTTGTCCAAGCTGTGCTTGTTGCATTTGTTCAGCCTGCGCCTGCTGCATAGCGCCTAGCATAGCTCTATTACGGGCTTCTTCTTGTGCCGTAGCCATAGCCAGCATTTCAGGAGTAGCTCCACCGTAGGCAGCAGAGCTAACCCCAAGGCGTCCCTGTCCCGCTAATCGTTCTTCCAAAGCCAAACGCTGACGTTCCTCTTCAGGACGCTGCGCTCTACGCATACGTTCAAAGATAGCCTGCTCACGGTCCTCTCTAGGCTGTACTGCTTGACCAAAGAATCCTCCAGCACCTCCCATAAGTTGTTGCTGTAGTGCAACTTCTTCTGGGGACAAGCCCATAGTGGTTTCAATGCCACCTTCAGGAGTAACCCTAGTGCCCATGCCAGCGCCAGTAGCAGTAGTCACAGTAAAGGGTCTAAACTGTGTCTGCTCTAGTTGCGTAGCCGCAAGTTCCTCAGCGCCTGTTCTGGCTTGTCTACCTATGTCGCTGAGACGCCCATAGGCTTCGCCTGTTAGTAGTCCACCGACAACACCCGGAAGCAAAACGTCAGGCTGCATTAGGTACGAACCAAGACCTCCTAACATATCTAAGAAGCCTCCTGAGCTTTCCTCTGTGGTAGATGTTGTATTACCTGTTACTATAGGACCAGCCATAGTTCTCTCCCGTTAAAGTAGCTTTCCTATCAAAGCCATTACGTTAATCTCCTGTAGTGACAAAGCAAAGCCGTCAATTTCTGACTCTAAACCTACCTGTACACTTGTTCCATATCCTGTTGTATTAAGTACTCTTGCGTTGGTCAACTGACCTGCTGTAAACTCTACGGTGGTGTACTCACTTTCACCATAAAAACCAGTAATCTGGTTACCTACTGTAAACTCTGCAGTAGCGTATGTTGTTTCAAAGTCATAAGCCCACTTAAGAAACACTGTTGCGTTGTTTGCACCAACCAGTGTTGGCTTCAACTTCTTCAAAATCTTGACTCTAGAGCTGTCTCCAAATGTCAAGCTTGGGCTGTAGTACTTAAATCTGTACCCACTACCGTTGTCGCTGTAGCCTGTGTACGTACTAATGCCATCAGTTGTTCCAATATGTAACGTACCGTCTTCTAAACGTGTAAATGATGTAAACTTGGTAGACGGCCAACGTGTCACACGGTACGATCCGTTTTCTAGTGTTCCTCTAACGTCAAAACAATACGTTACGTCCTGACCAGTAAAGGTTAGCAGGTAGAAGCCCTCCTCAGGACTGTACACGGACCTAAAAAACTCTGTCTCATTCTGCAGTGCAGCAATGATGTCCTTAGTAATGTTGCCGGACAAACTGCTGATAGGCATTGACTTTTCTTGTATTGTTCTACCAAAGCTTTTAAGTCCTGTGTGCGACAAGAACAATACGTCTGTACCCGTGTACTGCACAGTGTCTCTGTTGACGCAACCAATGCCTGCTACAGTATCTGATAACGTCATAGAGGCAGGAGAAGTAGCACCGTCATACACAATAATGCTGTGCTTACCAAAGATAATTAACAGGCCGTTGTGTGCCGCCAGAGCTACAATTTCGTCGTAACCGTCAGGCCATACTTTGGACACGTCAATGTTTCCGCTAGAGCCTCCTGACCATGCTGCTCCGTCTAACAAATCAGACCAATAGATAGTAGACTTGTTGGTGCTAAAGTCTGCGGTCCACAAACGACCATACGCTGCTAATACTTCATGACCATACATAGTACTAGCAACGCCAGTAGCATGAGGATGACTTGACAGTGCTTCTACAGATCCTACATGGTTTGAGTAAATCAAAGGCTCATAGCCACGTTGGAAGAAAAACATGTGGTCATTAAAGTTTACAATCTTCCAGTCGTTAGCACTAATTGAGTAACCACCGGGAGTCTCGTCTGCTAGTGTGGTTGTACCGCTAATGATCTTGTTGTTACCAACAGAGAATATCTTGGTGTTTCCTGCGTTGTCCTTGTATTCCTTGATAGACCGTAAAGAGTCAGTACCAAGTACAGTCTTGTTTGTTGTTACAACAGTGTGGCCTTTACGTGCAGCAATACGACCACGTTTGTCAATCACGGCGTTGTCTGCAATCTCTGCAAACGACGGGTCTTGAGCTAATGGCGAGTCTTCGGTGTTAACACCTTTGAACGCTGGAGCTACAAGATTGATACTTTGCAGTTGTTGAGCCATATCAAATAGTCCTAAATACCATCTCTTCAGGGTGTTTTGCTGCGTCTATAGCAATAGCGTCAGACAAAAACTTATCAGCAATACTAAAGTACTCAGCAGCAGACGTACCGCCTGTTTCACCACGTTCACGAGCCAAAAGAGCTACTGCATAGTGAACAACAGGCATGGCAGGAACAAGTAGAGAGTCCGTTGCAGCACTCAAGTCCGCCTGTCGCTTAATTACGTCAAACCTAAGGTTGTACACAGCGTCTGGTGTTGGGCCTACGAGAACTTCTGTGTCGCCACTAGAGTCCAAACCGTTGTACGTGTAGTACCGTGGTGTGCCTTCTGCTGCACTGCTAATGTACAGCTGTTCGTTAAACCAGTCTTTTGTCTGGTAGTCCATGAACAAGTTACTAGTGTCGTTTAGTACACACATAACTTTTACGTTGTCACCACCACCAGTTAGTGAGTAACTATTGTCGGAAGCAGTAGTAGTTACAACAATGGTTTCACGCAAGGCGGACCAGTCTGTTGCTTCTTCTACTAACTTCTTAGCGTCGTTAATAAAGTCACCCACCATTTTGACATAGGTTGTGCTAGTGACTGACGTGGTTTCTTCTTCACGCAACCGACGCAGTACGTTGTTCATTAAATTAAGATACGTCATGCTACTCGTCCTGTGTCAATTAACATTCCCGGCTTCCTTATTCGCTTTAACAATTTTTGAGACTCTTCATTATAGTCAAGTGCTGGAGTCTTAATAGCTAGTTCTGGAACTTCTAAGGGACTATACGAAAGTTCTTTCATAAATCCTCTAAACGGCGCTGGAGCAGGAGCAGAAGGAGCGCCTCCACCAAACATACCACTAAGACCCAACGCTGCTAGTATATTGCCGCTTCTAATTTGCTCTTGCAGTGCTTGTTGCTCTTCACCGTACACTCTTTCAAAGTCAGCTTGACGTGTTAGTATTTCTTCACGTTCTTCTTCTGCCAAACCCAGTCGTGTAGTAACGCTGTCCCTAAACTGACCAAATGCTTCAGCCTGACTAATCTGACCCTGTTGTAGACCCAATAAGTTTACATTAAACTCTTCTTGAAGATCAGCAAGAGACAAACCTAGTTCAGCAAACCGTTGTTGACTGTCTGCACTAAGTGCTTCTA